AAGCAAATCATGAAAGCGAATATATACAAATTATACATGTTATACAAATATACGAATCACACCACTCTTAATAACTAATACTAGCGTAACTATAGATTACAATTAAAACAAACATACAAAATACAAGCGAATAAAACCTACATTAATGTATGAGAGCTATAGAGGAAGAACCGAGGAAAAGCGATATTAAGGCGCGATGCCAGCTTAACCGTTAAAGGTTCATGAACACAAACAACATCAAGTGATGAAGTAGTGTTAAAGGTTCGACAACGTGTGGAGACGAGCCATAGGACGTGACAGCATGGGCTTACCCTCTGCTGCACGAAGCACGACCATAATCTCGTACGAAACGAAGTCAGTTTGCCGAGTTATCCATCATCCGGCCATACTCCAAGGTAACGGCTCGTGACGAAATTATCGGAGGCCACAACAAGGAATGCAGGATCAAACAAGGTACGTCGCGAAACGTTCCATCTGAATCACCTGGGTCATCCAAGTTTGCCATGGGTTGATGCCACAAAACGCTGAGGATCCACGTTACCCGTCGCGAAACGGTTGGAAAGAACTCACCGAGAAGTGGTTGCTAGTCGCGAAACTAGCGTTGCGAGTTATTGGTTGTGTCAACAAGGTAGAGCAAAACAAATACATACGAATAAAATACATAAGCAATTGCAGAACACGAGCTGCACAATACAACATTAGCAATAAAATATTGATTTGAAGCGATAGAAAGAAAAAGACATGCGAAATAAGAACATCTACAATGTTTTTGTCCATCCTACGAGTCTAATACGTCCATATAAATTAACCGCCACAGCGCCCCACTCTAGTTTACAGAGGGATTGGAAGGGGAATACGCAGACGACGTCCTACAGAAAGCTGACGAGGCACATACATAATAAATTAAATATATAGAGATATCTTAAGTTATGGTTAGAATATTATCTCCAAATGGAGTAAATACATAGCATTGTTAAATTAGGTTAAAACAATACAAGTAGCGTGCGTGCCATTAAGCCCTGCTCAACTCAGTTAGCCGGCCGCTTCTCGCCATAATACAAGACAATTTACAACAAAGTCAATAAGTCAGGATCGAGACAATAATATTCATTCAGTCATCACGATTTCCTTTAAGAGGGGCTAGCCCGCACTAGCCTTTTACGTCGGCGTGTACTCCGACGCTCGATCCTTGACACACACTTAAGTTAATACAATGAAAAAGTTAGCGCAACAGGGGCACACCCATCGCGCCAGACACTCCGCCAACAGGGGCACCTGCAACTGGTTTTAAACCAGGCACAGACGTTGTGACATTTCTATTGCCTAAAGCTTGAGTATGACGGGGTAACGGGGAAGAACCACCTCCAGTGGTGAGTCCAGGTATGAATGGAATGCCATGGGCATCATAAGCACCTTGGATGAAGTCCCGTTGTTCGCGCATAAAGTCTTGCTGTTGTGCTTGCATAAACTTTTGCGCGTCGGCTGATACTTTAGCACTGCCAATGCCACGTGGTGCAGACACGTTGCCGACCATATTGCCGGCTCCTGCTGCAAAGGCTTTGGCGCTCATGATGAGGGCACGATCTTTATCTGGATTTCACAACGATGGAATTCCGTCACTACACCGTGTTGTTGCACAAAGTTACAGTACTTAGCGATGACGCCTAGATTGAATTCAGAGTCTGTCTTATGAACTGCTGTCCACAATTCGTTGACGTCAGCAGCAAAGATTGAGGTTGGGAAGAGTTTCCGAAAAGCAGCCTCAAAAGATGCTCGAGTACGCCCAGTTTTCTCTTGGAACGTGATGCGATGTTGGATGAGAATGGATAGATTCGTTGAACGCGGAGCTAACGCATACACTGCCTCTCTCAAACCATCGACGACCTCAAAGGAATCTTCAGTTCGAAAATCCGTTGATTCGTCACAGTTAGCACTGGAAGACATAATTTAACAAAAGGAAGTTGAATTACTAGTGCAATATACAAACGCACCGCTGTTTCAGAGGAAAGGGGCGGTCGGTCCCTAACCATGCTACTACCATAAAGGAGCACGGATAGGGGCTAGTTGAGTGTGCTACAACTCACAAGGAGCACAGTCAACATGAGAGGAAGACGAAGTACAGCAACGTGCTACCACCAAAGGGAGCACGACACATGCTACCACCAATTACGGGAGCACGTCACTGTCACGTTCGTCGTCTTCTCTTGGGACACGGGGGTGGGTTCGACGCATACAAGTTCCGATGCCTTCCTGTGCTAACAGGTTGGAAAGGGTGTCAATGCGAGCGTTCGCTTCTTTAAGCGCGCTAGCAGCTCCGGTAATGATCGCATTCTGGGCGAACAAAGAGTTCTGAGGAATGAGACTGTTTCGGGAGGTGACAGATTGGAATGACAAAGAATAGTCCGCAATTCGCCAAGTAGTGACGGTTGTGAGTGGGCTAGTTGTGAAAACACCCTCAAAGTAGAGCTTCAAGTAAGCAACTGGCAATTCAGTCGATCTGTGGACCAACGTGAACAACAAAGCATTGTTGTGCGTCCAGCTGTAACGTTGAGCAAGTGCCTTGAGGATGCGATACATCTGTTCAGTTTGAGAAGAAAGGATGGTCGAAGATGTGGTCGTTGGACCGCCAGAGCGAAAGAGAACGATAGTTTCGTTCGCATTTGGGACAAAAAGGTCTGGCACGTCCTCGCTGTTTAAGCGTAATGCTGGCTGATAAAGAGTTGCGGAAGTGTCAGTTGCACGCAAGGCGAGAGAGCCACCCCAAGAGGAAGGAAATGCCGTGGGTGGTGCACTCACGCTAACAGACCCAACATTGTTATTGTAGGTGCCATCAGACGCAAGTGCAAAGAATTGATGAGTAGGTGCGCGCCCAGTGCGATAATGATAAGGGAAGGCCTTGTCGCAGAAAGGAGACGCAATGCCGCTAGTCAATGATTCGTCAGGCACAGCTGGACCCGTCAAAACGAAAGGACAACGCAGTGGAACATAAGGTTCACCGTAGTCCGAGCCATCAAGACGGGATTGCACCTCCAATTGGTCTGGGTTGGCCGCGAGAAGAGTTGGGTCTGCTGATAAATATTGCGCCGCTCTCCAGTCACATGGGACGATAAAGGTAGGATATGGTGGCAAGATGTTCTCGTAGTCTCGATAGTCGACACCAATGGACTGAGTCACAAGTGGGACGATTTGTGCGACATTGAAGTTTTCATCCGCTTTGTTAAGGACCATGACACTAATTTGTTGATTTCCGGTAGACGAGGTCGCCAACGGCAGGTGGACATAAGCTGTGAACCACCCTCCAAACGAGTTGGGATTATCTACGTTCAACGGGTTGTAGTGGTATTCAAATGGCTTTTGGTCCATGACTTGGAAGCCCTTTAAGTCCAATTCCTTAGGGTCCATGAAAGACCACTCAAAGACAGAGAAGTCCTGTGGGTTAGTGATGGTTTCAGGATCACGATTAGGAGGAATTCTCGCAAAGGTAATGGCACCAGCATGGAAACCGGTACCAGCCACCTTGAGAGCGAATTGGAAACCTCCCGACCAAGTGTTGTAAAGTGCCGTGAGGTATGAAATGACCCAGTTCATTCGGGCAGGATGAATAGGGACGGAAAAGAGAAGAGTTCCAGGTAACTGAGTAGTTGACCATGTGAAAGTAGCAAGTTGTATGAAGTGGTCATAAATGTAACGGTCAGGCCTATTGGACTGCCCTACATGGGAAGTTAAAGGCCCCTTTGTCTGTTCCTCTCCAGCTCGAAGTTTACTGATAGGGCCAGAACCTACTAGGTCCGGGTCCACGGTGGTTCCCTCTCCTGTGGGGACAGGTGGCGCAGTTGACGACATAATGACAACACAAACGTGACAATAAAGGCAATGAAAAAGCACAAATATGCAAAGACAAAGTACATTTAATACAACAAGTCACGCTATATACATACGGCAGGTAAATTTTAGTTAGTACCTGCAAACAAACTCCACGAAACAATCGTGGAACGTCGGCACGGGCTTTGCGATGGCTACCCTGTAGCGATCTACGCAAGCCAGCAAATGATTACGCACATAGCAAAAGAATTCCTTTCCATGAAGGAAACTCTCTCGCAGGATGTTTGCCAAAACATCAAAAATGAGTGCAGCGTCATAGCTTACAATGTCGGGTTCTTTCCAGAACTCATGAGGTCTGCTCGTGGTGAAATCGAGCATGCGCTGAATACTATTCAGCTCCAGAGCACCGAAGTACAGTGGGCTCCCTTGGACCTTCACAAAGGAGCGTTTTAGAAATGTCAGTTGGTCTATGTGTTGGTAGGCAACATAATTTCCTGTCTTGTCTGCTGGCGTGACCTCCAAACCAAGTTCAGCACACTTGGCAACGTACACGTCAAAATTAAACCAATCTAAAATTTCAGGATTGATTGTGATGACGTTGTCGTCCCCGTAGAAGCTGCAAGCGAGGTGCTTCATGAAGTTGGAGAAACCACGATATCCATGTCGAGTCTCAGTGAGTTCGAGCCAAACATAGTAAGCGTAGATCCAGTTGACAAGAGAATTATCGAGAGCAGTCTGAGGCTGACCTGTCATTTGACCTCCTGGCAGTTCGAAGACGAATTTCTGGTACAGAACGAAAGCACCATTCATACACGAATAAAGAGATTTTCGAATGACATCATGCTCGGGTTCCCAGTGAGGATCACAGCGTTGATAGCAGATGTTTGCGATGTCTGCACAGGCCATGAGGACATCCTTATGCATTCGAGTGTCCCACCCTTTGAAGTCAGCTGCGAAACCAACTTCTCCGACTCGAGTATGCCAGGCACGCAAGTTGGTCCAGTCAACACTGTGTGGATCGATGCCGATTTTGATTGGAAGACTCTCAAATAAGGTTGTGATACCGGCAGAAAAAGTGTGACAATACTGTCGATGAACAAGAGTGTAGTCAATAGGACTTGCCAAAATTGAACGGGTGTTCGTGTCAAAGATTTTGCTTGGTTTGAGAGGCTCATCCTTATTCGAGGCAGTGAAAACAACAGCAGATCTTTCACCCCTACGAGCGACACTGACAAGTTGGTCGCAAGCACGATTGAGAGCAGCACCATTTTCAGTTTTCGCAATGTGGTAGATTGAACCATCAAAGTCAAAGAGGGCATTTTTCTTATGCACACCGCGTGAAGTCCAAGGAAAGCCAGCACTCGAGTAGCGATAAATTGGATTGCTTCCTGGTAGTTGCGTCCATCTATTTATGGCTTCCGTCTTTGTAAGAACTTTCATGTTGACGTGATTAGACTGCATGACGTCTGCGATGTGGGTACCAATGTCCTCAACACACCGAGCGAGTAAGTCATGTCTCAATGGCTTGTTGATGTTGTCATATTTCAGAATTCCATGGACAATTGGTTCAACGTCGATGGAGCATCTTGGATCGCGCTTTGACAGAACAGCTGGCTCATAGTGCGTACCAACATCCAAACCAGCGAAAGGAGACTTGTAATAATGAGTCTTGGTTGGATATGTCTGCACAAAAGAATCCTTCGTCACGCCAACAATGCGAACGGACCGTCCCTCAATTGGAATTGGCTCATCAAAGAGTCTCACGTTTTGGTGGTCCAAGACAACGACGTTCGGAGCTAAGCTTTCACCTTGCATTGGAACATCTTCCCTGTAAAGGAAAGCACCAAGACCATTCGTCGTGTTTGCAGCAGCATGGAATCCGATGAATTTGCGCGGGTATGATGAGTTGATTAAGACAATAAGAGAGCCACAATCTCCACGCACAGTTTGAATAGGCGATTCCGAAAAGCCAGTGCTGTGTCCAGTGTAAGAGATGCCAGTGACATTGCGTTTCATGTCAACTTTCTTGACAAGGATTTCTCCGAGAGTGATGACTTGAGTGCTAATGAAGGCACCATTCCGTTGTGCGAAATACGCCGGCTGTCCGTCAAGAGAGGTGCGCACATCAGTTTTTGGCATGAGGTGGTGAGTAATGTCAACACACTGTGGAGCGCGCTTGTCAATTTCAAAGAACCACAAATCCCGCTGTTCTTTAATTTCTACTGACCGAGCTATTTCAAAGTAGTCTTCACCAATGCACACTTTCTTCGCAACAACGCTCGCATGGCTGACGGTGACGTACAAATGTCCTTTAAGGCCAATGGCGTAATTGAGGAATTTCCCTTCATCATCACACAAATGTACTTGATTCTTGACGCACGTTGTCATAACAGTCTTCGCCGATGGATCCAAGCTACTCTCTGACGTCAGAACTTTTGGCCTTTCCTTCAAACGTGCTGCCAAACCTTGCTCACTAGAATCTGCTCTTGCTTCACAGCTTACTACATCTGGCACATATCTCTCTCCTTCTCCATAAGTGCCCAAGGTTCTTGGTCTTTTTGATTCTGTGTCTACGAGATCAGCACCGCGAGTTTTTCCTATGCCTGTTCCTGACCTATCTTCTCCGCGAGTGTTTGGTACTTGCATGGCAGAGCGTGCCACTTTCTTCTGTTCAGTGTTGCGTTTCCATTGTTCTGCTTCCTTAATGGCAGCCAATGTGCCAGGATCATCTTCCGTATCTGAACCCCAGCTCTCGCCAAAGATGGGAGCAAAGGACGGCATAAGTATGGCACCAAAACCAACGGTTAATTTAACAAAGAAGCCCAGAACATCAAGCCACGGCAAGTCCTTAAAGTATTCCTGCATGGCAAAGGAAAGAGTGTCTGGCAATGGCTTCAATTCAGCAGGCTCTGCAACAACAAGAACTTCATGATCAATTGCCAAGTGACCATCTTCACTCCAAACGACATATGAGTGATTGTTCGCGAATTTGAGTTTAAGTGTTGGTCCCTCATATTTAGGCGCAAGAGTGGCAAAACCAGCAAAGGCACGTTCCCATGTGTCAAAGTGGTGATGTGAATAGTCCCCCTTCCATGCAAGAACGCACTGAAGAAAAGTTTGATACACTTCAATATTCCTGTCCATTGATATAACGAGTTTTGCAATTTCCGAGAAAGACATGTCACTAATGTTGGTGTTGTGTGGAAAGTTCAAGTAGAACTCGTCTGTTGGCATGCTAGCGTAATGATAGGGACGAAAATTGTTGAAATCATCACCTGCCTTATACACGCTTTCTTGAGAACAAATGTAGTCGCGTACGCTCAAAGCGGAGAATTCAATTTTCTTTCC